AGAGTATCAGCCACTTTCATACGGCGTTCAAACTCTTTATCTTCAGCATCACCTTCACGAAGGTTTCGAGTGATAGCATTGATCTTATCTATTTCTAATTCTTGAGGTACTGCTTGAGCTTCCGCAGATAACTTAGTTGCTCTTGCTTGTGATTCTTGCGCTTGAGCTGCTAATGCTGCAGTTTGTGATTGCTGGAACTGCATTTGCAATTGTTGTAGCTGTTGTTGCATTTGTTGTGCTTGCGGATTAGGTTGAGAAGCTTGCGCTAACGCTGTAAGAAGCTCTTCACGGTTAGATAAATTCATATTGTCAATAACAGATTGAATCAATGTATTATACAGCGGTGAATCTTTACCCATAGTCTGTAACAGTTGAACTAACTGAGTAACTTCATACTCTCTTGCGATAATACCCAAAGTACTACTAGCATTAAATTTATAATCAGAAACGGGGTAATTTTCGGGGTCAAATTGCATATACCTATAAGCTGCCTTCTTAACAAAAGGAATTAGGAAGGACTGTTGGAAGTTAATTAGTGTGCGTTTATGACGTTTAATAACAGCGCCAAGAGACATACTAATACCAGCGGCAGTAGCCTCGCCGTTAACCTGACCTGCAACTCCTGCTGAGTCAACGGCTCCGGTTGCTTGTTGTACCATCTGCTGCAAGGCTCCGGCCTGAGCAAAAGTAATCTGATTAACTTGACCAAAGTTAAAGGGTTGTAAAACTTCACGCGGATCTCCGTTAGTTAGAATCATCTTACCGGGACGCACTTCAGGTTTTGCACCACGTGGTAGCCGTGTAGCATCAATAGCCATCATTGGGTGTATTGTAAGGCTTAAAGCGTCAATTCTTGCTCGTAACTCAGTGTCAAGTGCTTTCTGACTGTTGTAACCTTTCTCACATACACCACGTCCCCAGAAACGTCCGGGTACTACGTCCCAAGGAAACGCCACAACAGGACGATCTTCCATCATGTAAGGGTTAGCTTCAGCCTTAAGTAGTATACCGCCGTTAGCAATCACTACAACGGCCTCTACGTACTGTGACTCTTCTTTAGTTTCGTTACCACCTTCGATGTCTTCTTCTTCGTTATCGTCGCTTAGAGCGGAATCTAGAAGCTCTCGTGGCACTAAACCGTAGTATTTAGTTAAACGTACTTTATTGTCGTTATAAATAGTAATATCTTGGTCAGGTTCAAGATCTGTATCAGGTGCGGCAGAACCTACGTAAGTATCGCGGTAAACACCTTGCTCTTGAAGAAGTTCTACGTGGTGCCGACTAACAAACTCATCAATAGCTACACCCATAGCATCTTCAATAGATGTTGCTACAGGATCAATCAAGAAGTTTTGAGGCAATACTGGCTTAAGCTTTACTTTAACACGGTCTACAACAGTAACACCTACCGCTTGTAAATCCCCATTCATAATAGGCTGTGTTGATGGAGACATTTCTTTCATCTCTTCAACAATAATTTCACCAATACCTGTACCAAACACTGCAGAGTTAATAAGACACTCCGCAACAGCCTTTCGTACCATGCAACTTTCAAAATCTTCTGTAAGTTTATTACGTAAGAACTGCACATCTTTAGGATTTGTGTCACCCATGTTGTCAGAAACATCAAACCACTTACCACGTCCAAACGTAGCCTCTTCTAGCTCCGCTACATTAGACTCAACTGCTTGTTGTAATGCAGGAGAAATAATACGGGAACGCTCAGACTTACGGTCACTGTCAGCAGGGTCCCATATACCACGCCATAGTCTATAATATTCTTCAAATCTCTGTTCATAGTTGCTTTCGTAGTAATCTCTCCAGTCTTCACACTTAGTTATAACCCAATCTTCAATTGTCTCTTCAATCATCAAGGGGTCTTGTTCATATAAATCAGTCATATTTAATATCCCGCTACTACGTCTAAGATTTCGTGGTCTTCGATTTCATATTCGCAGTCGTAAGCCACATTTGCTAATTGGTCAACATAAGCTAAAGCATCAACCAAATCATCGTGTGTTAAAGGATCAGGAAACTGGAACAATTGATCTAAAAACCTGCTGTTCCATTCACCCCTGTTTAAAGTAATATACCCGTTTTCAAAACGTCCTTGTAACGCCCACATTACTCGATCTGTTTTCTTTTTATTACCGTGTGTTAATTCTTCTACACGAAAAAACGTACCATATCTTTTTTGAAGATCTGTAAGAGGGGACATTACAGCTTGCTTTGCGATGCCTCGCTCAATACCCACGCTAACGGGTCGATAATCTCTAACGGCCTGAAAAATTTTGGCTGCCGTTTCGTCAAGGCTCCAGCGTCCGTAGATAATATTATTAACAAACCAACCATGCTCACTAACTTTAACAACGGCAATTGCAGTATCGTCAAGTTTAGAGTTTTTAGTTTTCTTTTTGTTAACTTCTTCAAATCCAGCCAAGTCAACTGCAATATAATAGTCACCTACTTCCGGCTCATCCTCACTAAAGCGTACCCAGTCTTCCTTAAACATCTCTGAACCACGGGCTTCAAACGACGCCATAAATTCCTGACGAAACGCATAAGACGACATAGAGCGTTTAGCAATATCAATTTCATCTGAGTCCAATAATGGATTATCGTAAGAAGTAAAGTGCCAAGCTTTGTACGTTTCATCATCACCTAGTTCCGCATACTTATACAAATCATAAAAATGGTTACGTCCCATTGGTGTTCCAATAAACATAGCACAGCCTTTTTGGTCAGCTAAGGCCGGTCTTAAAATCTGTTCAAATACATCAGGCTTCATGTCTGCGTATTCGTCTAGTACAAGAAACTTTAACGACACCCCACGCATTGTCTCTGGTCTGTCGGCACCTTTGAGGCTAATGGTAGCGCCGTTGACCAACTTGATTTGCAGATTATTAATGTGACTACCACTAATAACAGGATTTCCCAGTTCCAAAAGGGTTTGCCACATAATGTCTCTGGCTTGTCCCTGAGTAGGTGCGACGTAAAATACATGCCCTCTGTCTGCCTGTAGTGCGTTAACTATTAACATCCACGCTGCTAACCTAGACTTACCTGTACGTCGCCCAGCAGCTACTATTTTAAATCTTGTATCGTCTGCCCAAACGTCTTGCTGCCAAGGCAGTAGCTCTATATTAAGATCCATTGAAGTTTACAAATGCTGTTGCTTGTTTTACAAGTTTAAAGGTAAATGCTATTTCAATATTACCTGATGAAGAAGCTTGAGCTTTAACTGTATCTCCATTATGCAAAACAAAAATAGGAGCTTCTGATTGACCACCTAGTATTTCTTTGTCTCCACCGCCTATAGACGTACCGTCGAAGAAGTACATCTGGTCTACGCCACCTGTTTCCCACCAAAGGTCTACGTTATTTGTACTACCACCGTGGTTAGCCACATAGATGTAATTAATGTACACCACGTATCCATTAGGGATAGTAAAGACAGAAGTCTCGTCAGTGTTTGTTATCGTTATGTGCTTTGTATAGTACATTAGTATGTCCACATAACAGGAGTAGTACCCCTAGTGTCTACGTGTATAAAGTCGTCTGCAACACCCACACCAGTAAACCCTAAAGACAAAGCAGCTCTTACAAGCTTAAGGCGATCAACGGCATTAGTTATTTTTATGTCTGCCGCGATCCCTTGGGCATGAGTACCCGGAACTTTTTTCTTTTTTTCTATGGGGTGCATCGTTGGATGTCGATACCCACTAGTTATTACGAAAGGAAATCCACAGTACGCCCGTAACTCGTCTAACTTCTCTAAGAACGCCATCTCCATGTTATTAGTACCGCTAACCTGACAATCAAACTCTTCGCGTTTAAAATGATTAAGACTCATCAACAACCTCGCCTTCTATGATTGTAGGTTTTGGTACTTCTACTGCACCAACACCGCTAATGTTAATCTGAATGGCATTACGACCACCATCTTTAACGATATCTTTTTCAAATGCAGCAACAGGAAGAATTCTATCCATAACTAACTTCCACGCTGCCGACTGATTCTTGTTTTCTGGGTCTAATGCTGCATCGAATATCGCATCCATCACGGCGCGGGAGCGAGGCGAGTTTAACATCCTTGCCTTATACTCATTAATGATTGCTGCATCACCCTTTGGGCGTCCAACAGACTTCCTATTTCCTTTTGCCTTACTAGAAACAGAACTTCTTTTAGGTCTACCAACAGGATTCTTTTTGTTTTCCATATTGTATAGGCTCTACCTAGTTTGCTTTCTGGTTTGTTATCTATACTTGTGGGTAATATGCACTAGTACTTAGTCTTAATGCATCGTACTTTTCGCTATAGTTCTATATATACATATATTATAGCATACTTTTACTCATTTGTCAACCCCTGTAGGGTAAAAACATTGTATTTACAGCACAGATTCTGTGATTTTACAGTGCAGATTACCTTTATAACTAGAAGTTCTAGTAAATCTTT